GCGCTTTGACTTTTTTTGCGTATTCTTGAATATTTTTGACATACATTGACACGCATACCCACTTACTATATTCCTGTCAAGTATAAATTAAGGATTTTCTGAGTTATTTTTTCGCATAATGCTAAATTATCAGCCGACACTTGGTTTGGCAATTTCCGACACTTGGTTTGGCAAAACATCTTTTTGACACGAACTTGTCGGAAATAAAGGACAACAACTTGGCAAAAATAAGCTACATTAGACTTTTTGACATGAACTTGTCGGAAATAAAGGACAACAACTTGGCAAAAATAAGCTACATTGCACCCGGTACCACTGCTGCGACACCTAAAGTTACAAACAAATTATAGACTTGCCCATTGGTTAAGGAGTCCATATTTATAAAATCTAAACGAAATTGACCGCTTGTTTCAGTATCATACCATGCAATTGAAACCCCTGTCGCAGGCACATTCTTAGACATCCCGTCATATTCCCATAATTGAACTTGTATGCCTGGCAAAACCACATATCCTGTGGTAAGCCCTAAAGCTGTTAGAATATTAGCTTCAGTAATTACTTTGTTGGTTCCTGATTGTGTCCATTTAAGTCGATAATACCTGGGAGTGTATCCAGTTGCTATTGCTGTTAAATTAGCAATCGAGGCTTGGAGCAATGGTATTATATAGCCAACCGTTACATTTCCATGCACAATGTCCGTTGATTGATGTCGAGCAGCAGTGCCGCTATAATGACCTTCTAATAAATTTAAAAGTGTTGAAGTAACCTCACACTCAACATCATCATTGATTTTAGGGCTATTGATAACAGAGTCTTCTAAAGTTTTATTCATCATTATTTGCAAAGCATTGTTGGTGGTGATATCACCTTCTGCAGAACCGCCAATCTCTTTGTCACTTAATATGGTTGATAATAACAAAGACAACAGCATCCGCTTAGTTTCACCATCTTGGACGACTGTCATCAGGTCGCTTAATCCAAGTGCAGTAGCTAAAGTCAATTCACTTATCTTTTTATCGTCAGGCATTATTCCTCCTATTATTTATCCAAAATGATTTTTCCGCCTGTCTCAAGCAATAATTTAGCCCCTTCCTCGGTTAATAGGTACTCAGGCAGATATGTTTGTACCATTTTGGGCAAAGTCTTTATTAGTTCTTCAGACTTAAATTCCAGTTCCAATGTTTGACCAGCTTCTATTGTACTTAATTGAAGTAGTCCAATATCAGACTTTAGCTTTACGTCATAATAAACGTTATAGATTGATTCAGCATCATAACTGGGATAAATTCGAATCGGTACCCCGTGTCCATGTGCGCCATTTAAGATATCATAAAGTGCGAAAAACAGCAGATAATCATCAGGATTTAGGTTAACCAGTTCCAGCTTGATACTTACTCTATAGCCCAGCAAAATGCTTATATCTTTATGGTTAATAGTCTTTCTTTCATAAAACTCAGGAGATCGTTTGATTAGACCTTTGTTGTGATCGGAATCGAATGTTACATAACGTTGTCCATCGGACTCTATGTCTTCTACTTTAACTGCTCCAAAGCCATCTATCGTCTTAAATTCACTCATATCAATCTCTTTCCCAGCCCTGTGATTTTAGTCGATTCCTGCTCATAATTATGTTTATTTTTAATTACATATGTCAAATATGGCTTCAGCATTAGTCGCTTGTTGATCAAGTTCTGCAAGCCATCCACTTCCAATTCCATTAGCAGTTTAGCATCTCCGGAGAGTATTCCATTTAGATACGTGTTAATCGCTTTTTCTAAAGCTTCACCGCTTTGTACATAGCTCAAATCCCTGCTCAGCTTACTACCTTTATATATGTTATACTTTAGCTCTATATTACCGATAATCTCACTATTTAGATACTCCAGGGCTGTGTCAGATAGCCTCAGCTTATTCTGCACTGCCAGCCTTGTTCCATTGTCAAATAAATATGCATTTAATAACTGCAGATTAGTGTATAGCCAATCCAATAGTTCCATCTCCTTATCCTCATTAACTATGATTCTGCTTAGATTAATCGTGCCTGTAAACGTCAGTTTACCGTTTGCTACAGACCATGCATAAGGATATTGTGTGATCGTGTTTACTCCGCTGTTGCCGGTTGGTGATCCCCAACTGCCCAACAACGTAGGTAACGTCAAAACCCATTGACTAAAAGTCTGATTATTAATGTTTACCAAGTGATTCCCAGCCCACTGAAACAAATCGGTATCCACCCTGCTCTCTTCGATTGGCTCTCGGGTAGTGATTAAATATATCCCGTCCAGCTTCCAAACGCCATATTTAAATAGCTGGTGATGGCTTGGATGATAGTCGTTTACGTTTTTATCATAACTTATATAGTCCACATAAGACAAATAGATGCCCATTATTCCTTGGTCTATCCTCAATATTTGTTGCCGGTATTGGTTAGCGAAGTCTCCATTGTTCATTATACTGTCAGCAAAATCATAATCTCGCCGGTTAAACATCTCCAGCGCTTGCACCCACAGCACACTCCAGTTAGCGTGACTATATTCATTGACAACCTGGGGTGCCTTCAGATTTCCCCACCATGACAGATTACTCGTGATGATGTTTTGCAATGCATTTGTGATACTGTTTAAGCAGTTATAGGACGTCCCCTGACTTATACTAATTGATTGCCCTTCACCCATGTCTTTGATAACCTTTATCGCATCCACCAGTGTCAGCGTTATCTCTTTTATGCCTGAGCCCAAGTCTGTTTGTGACCAATTCCCCGCCGGAAGCCAGCCTCTAAATAGCATTTGGCTGTCCTTAAAAATCTCTCCGCACAAAAAAAGATAGTTCTTATATACCCTAAATTGTGCCATATAACCAGTTATATTAGTCTCTGTCCAAGTGTCTGTTAAATACGTAAATTTAGCTGTCCTGGCTTCTTGTGTGACAAAGTCAACCCCACACACGCTCATACCATCGATGTCCAGATTCCAAATGTCCTGGATGATGTGCTCTTCACCAGTATTGTTATAAAGTTTAATATATATCATTATCCAATTGTCAACCCGGCAAGCTCTCGCTCACCCACTTTAATAGTCTTAGCCCAGCTCTTGGCATCAGGATTACGTGCATCGATGATGACCTTTATACTGCTCAAATGCTTCTGCAACGCATTCTCCACTATGCTACCCATCTGCCCGTTGTCATTAATCCTTCCACCTTCAGCATATCTGCTTCCTGATGGTGTTGATACCGATCTGCTCACACCGTCCAAGCTGCCACTGTTGATAGCATCAAGCAAAGCTCCCCATTTAGAAGTAGCTTCGGCATTGACCAAGTATTCGCCTGGGCTAAACCATGCCAAATTCTTATCTTCTTTAGGTCCGCCGATTCCATTTAAGCGTCCCCCTCTGGCAAATTTCTGCGCTTTGATTAATGATATCTGTACCGCACCCATTGCCCCTATTATTCCAGCAAATATCGGTCCCAATACCGGTCCCATTTCCAGGGCTTTCGTCACTGCCACAGCCGTGTTTACCGTTGCCTGTACTATGCTCATGTTACGCTGAACTTCCTTCAGCTTACGCTCTTTAGCGTCATACTTCCGGTTGATTTGCTCCTTCGCTGCAGCAGTCTCTTCTGCGCTCCATTTTTCCCGCTGTGCCACTTCTTCGATAGCCTTTATCTCAGCTTGACGCTTAGCATTATTCTGCGTTATCATTGTGTTGGTTATCTCGCTTATACCGTTCATCAAAGTCTGATAAGTCGCTTGTGCCGCATTGATGACAGTTCTGTCAGCCTCGCTGTTCAAGCCCAGCAGTGTACCCCAAAACCACCCGTTTTGATTTTTACCGGCATTCATCGCTGCTATCTTTATCTTTTCGTTCAGACTCTTAATTACCTCTGCCACCCTTGCGTCATTCTCAAATTTTAGCATCTCATCACGCAATTCTGTCAAACTGTCTCTTATGCCTTCCCAGCTTTGCACCCCGATGGTCTTGCTGTCTGCCATTGTGGATAGCAGTGTCTTATATTTATCTATCAGCTCATTAACCGGTTTATCTCTCTCAGCCGTCAGTTCTTCTTCTCTTGTCTTTTTTATTAGATCATACTGCTCCTGGGTAATGTATTTCTTATTCTTCAATGCATCCAGCTCCGCCTTTATCTGCCCCAGTTTCCATTTATAATAGTTAGCGTCGAGAAACTTTACCTCATTATAATAGTTCTTCTCAGCTTCCAGCTTTTCATCTGTGGTGGAAGTATCTCCTGCTCCTGCTCCCGAGCCGTCATTAAATCCTGCTCCCACATTTACCTTTGTCGTGGTTACACCCGCTGCCTCGATTGACTTTTTGGCACTCTCACCAGCCTTTTTCCAAGTCGCAGCAGCTTTCACTCCTTGACCTTCAAACGAGCTCATAGCACTACCAAAACTTGCGCTCACATCGTCCACTGCTGTTCTGATGCTCGTGCCCACTCCGTTTTTGAGCTCAGACCACACACCGGCAAAGTCTCCGCTCATCAGCTTCTTCATGATCGTCGCCAATCTGCTAAAGATAGCCACTGCCGAGTCATACATCACTCGCCAGGGTAACACCAGCACCTTGCTTATCCCTTGGCTAAAGTTCCAGATAAATGACCCAAACGCTTTTACATAATCCCAGATTATGCTTAGCGCTGCCATCGCATACTCTTTGGTATAAATCCACACATTCGCCCATCCGATTGTATTCTCCACCAGTTGTGCCAGTAACCCCACCAATATCAGGATTAAACCCACTGGACCCAAGGTTGTCATAAAAGCTTTGACCGCTGTTGACAACGCACCGATAGCTCCTGTCAAACCAGCGCTTGTTATTGTGCCTGCTACTAAAGCCAACTGATATTTATACCATAGTACTGTTAATATGGGAATTGTTATGGTTAGTCCCTTCATCAATCCGCTCAACCTGCTAAACCAGTCAAACATCGTCGCCAGTGGTCGTGCTATACCTGCCAATATTGGTAGAAGTTGTTTACCTAAGCTCTCCTTCAAATTGTTCACGGCTATGTTAAACGCTTCCAATTGACCGGCATATGATTTTGCCGCTGCCTCTGCTTGACCACCAAACTCACTGTTAAGCTCTTCCAGTATAAGCTTCTGAGCCCCCGCAATATTGCCAGTTTCCACCATTGTTTTGATTACTTCTTTTTGACTTTCGCTAAAGCTCACTCCAATCCTGGTCAAAGCAGATAAACCGGCTACTGGATAATTCAATGCTTTACCCAGTTGAATGGATGCTCCTTGTAAATCATTGCCAAAAAGTTTTTTAACGTTTAGTACTGCCAGTTGGGTTTCAGATAATATTGCTCCATTAATGTTTTTGAAGGTTAGCAGTGGTGCCGTAACGCTGTTTAATATCTCATCCGCATCTATATTGGTCATTCTTTCCAGTTGCTCCGCATAGGCTTTTAGCCCTTCTGCGCTCCATCCTGATGCATTATTGGTGCTTATTAAGGCAGCATTAATCTTGATTAACCCTTGTTCAGCTTCGATAGCTTCACGCACCATACCCCCAATGTATCTATCCACAACGTTGGCTATATTGGTGATACCTTGGATAACAAAACCAACCTGGGCAATTTCTGATTTTATCCGTTCAAAATAAGATCCGATGCTAAGAGTAGTTTTTTTTATCTTCGCATCGATGTTGCCAATATCAGCTTCCAGCTTAATTTCATGCTGCTTGCCAATTTCAGAGAAAAGCTTTTCAACTTCATTTTTACCAGGAAAATCAATCTTGATGCTCAAAGATATTTCTTGCATAAATAATGCACCTTATTTATCTTGTTATTAGAGGTTTAATTATGGCAGCGATTATAATAGTTCTGCTTTTTGCAGCTTTTATTATTTGGTTAGGAAAAACAGAAGACGGTGCTACATCCATAGATAAGTATCTTAAAAAATAATACTTAAACTTTATTAATTTCATTATACCTGCTCACATACCACACTGCTTCATCCAATGCACAATCTTCAGGATTAACTCCTATCTGATACAGATTAAAGCTCATCTGCCAATATGGATTTACTGTGCCGCTTCCTGGCTCTCTTTCTTGCCGGGTTTGAGAAAGGTCAATCCCGCAAAGCTGTTGCCGATAAGCATAAAAAAATCGGTGATCCCCTTGCCTATCTCACTGATGTCATCATCTGTATAATCCTTATTGTTATTCGTAATGATTTGCATAAACTCATTCAGCTTGTCATTGCTCAATAGCCTGTCCATCAGTTCTACGACGTTGATGTTAACTGCTTCCCCGGATAGCATTCCGCTCACGCCTATCTCTTTCAGCAATGCCCAGGCTTTTTTCAATATACTTATTGTGCAATATACCTTCATCTCGTCTCCTTTATATTCTCCATCCAGTCATTCCAGCGTAGGCTGGAATCCAGCCCATCACGTCCATCCCGTCCATTAAATATATAGCCACACTCCCGTTCCGTCTGCCATATCCAGAGGGTTGGACTAGTGACTAAAGCTTTTATACCCATATCGGTTTGCCTATGTATTCAAAGCTCTCTATTAATTCCTGATATTGACTACTTATAGCCGTTCCATTCAGATTTGCCCCTGTCCACGTTGTCTCACCCAGCTCCGCTCCGCTTAGATTGCTACCCTGCATGGAAGCTCCATCAAACTTGCAACCACTGAAGTTGCTTGATTCAGTTACTATACCTCTTAGGTATGCCCCGCTAAAGTCGCATTCAACAAAGGTGCTTTCGTCTATCAATCTATTCTTTATGTAGCATCCCTTAAAGCTGCTTCTCTCTGCCCAAACGTTACTTATTTGAGCTGCTTGACTGTTTATATAAGTGCACCTCAAATTATCTGCTACACAGTCATACAATTTCAACCCATCTATGTTATCGTTTATAAGACAATATCTCAGATTGCATTCTGTCATATTGTGTGCGCTTCCAGGTAAAGTCACCCTCATAAACTGCCAGTCCCGTTTTGTATATATACCCTCGTTAATAACCACATCCTCGCCCACCATTCGGCACAAAGCGTGCTCTTTGCTTTTCAGAAGACGCTTGACTAATCTCAGGCTCATCTCACGCATCCGTCTGCTCTGCTCATAATAATATCCGTAGTTGTTCCCGTCCACATGGATTTGGATGCCTATTCGCCTGTCAGCGCTTGCCCCGTGTAAGATTGTTTCCAGCTTCTCCAGCTCAGTAATCTGCTTTCTGATTAGCTCTGCAGTTCTCAGTTCTTGTTCCGTCATTTAGCTCTCACGGCTTTATCTATCTTGTTCACCAGCATCGCTATTTTGGTGCTGTAATCAGGATCAGTGGCATAACGTCCGCCCTTCGGACGTCTAAAGTCGCGGGCTATCAGTCCCTCTGTTGTCACAGGATATCTTTTGCTGAGCTCTCCACCTATCTGTTGGCTCATCAAGCTGGTTATACCGGTGGCTTCATAATAACCCCAGTTATATTCCCTTGCCAATAATCGGCAATAGGCTTCTATCCCGCTTCTGTAATCTGTAAAATAACGGTTGCCACCATCATCTACGTTACCCACGTTATAAATATTTCGCGTCTTACGGCTTCTGTTCGCCCCAGGTGCCAGAGCAAAGTGACACTCCAATATTCCCTGTGCCAATGCCAATCTCGCCTCGATGTTATATTTTACGCTGTATTCACAAACAGCTTGAGCTATCTTGTCTAAGTCCCAATCCGCAGTCCTCACCGCATTCTTGCCCATGCTGTCCACGCACAGCTTTTTGATTACTTTTTGTATCTGTTCCGCTGTCATTTTTTACCTTCTTTAGCCATTGCCACGCTTTCGCGGCGGCAATCGGTTGTCGTTCATCAGTTGATTTTCTATCTTGTTCCACCAGGCTTCCAGTTTTTGCTCGATCATCAGGCTCAGCCTGTCCATCAGGTTATCCATATTCTCGGCTTTGCACTTCACGCAATCCATCTTAACCTGGTTAATATCATTGTCATGCTTCTTCAGCATCGTAAAAGCCTCCTTCAGAAAATAACCGATTATGGCAAATAGCGTTCCTGTGATAAAGAGTCCGATGTTCATCATAACCTGCTCCATCACACACCTCAAGCTGGGGTTAGCTGGATGTCTTGATTAACTTCTTGGTTAGCCAGCACAGTTATCGTCACCGGTCCCACTGTCACATAGCCATTACAGGCAACGAGCAGCGTTACCTCCGCCGATTCTCCATTAGGCACCGGTATTCTAAATAGATATATCCCGTCGCTGTCTGACACGTCATACATCGTTTGAGTAGGTCCATCAAGCTCACAATATATGTCTTCTTCCGTCACTATGGGTAAGCCTGTTAACATATCCGTCACCACCCCGCTCAGGATTCCGTAGTTGACTACTCCGCTCAACATCAAGCAACTGCCCACTGGCTTTTCCACCTCACAGCTTAAATTTATCTGATACCCATCTCCGCTTTCGATCATGCCCTTAAAGTTTAGTGATATCCTGCGTAAGATAGTGATCATTCCCGGGTTATTAACATCATAAAACATCAGATCTATATCACCTGTAAGGTTCATAGTGCTATTACGCAGCACTGTTGCTCGATATCTGTCAAACAGCTCTTTGCTGATTAACATAGCATCTGCGCTGACGCTGATTTTCTCGCTGATTACACGCTGATTACCATTGCTGATTTGCTTCACCAGCCCCGGCTCGATGCTATACTTAGCCCCCTTCAGTGTGTTTTCAATCCTGTCCCAGCCATCTAATAAATTACCTTCCTCAAATTCAGGTATCATTTCACTTGCCGGTCTTATGTATATGTCACTAAAAATGCCACTCACCAATACCTCCTCTGTCCACCACGTCCATATCGTCCCCATTACGTCCATCACCTTTCTTTAAAGGTCGTGCGGGGTTGCCCCCGCACATGATCTTATGATACACCAGACACCGTTATGATGTTATGCGGAATGCTGCTCACCCCGCTCCCGCGCTCGCATTCACCACTCAGTTCCACGCTATAGGTGTTGCCACCCTCCAGCGTGCCTTTTGGGTAAACGCAGATATTATGCGTCAGATATCCCACCGTTGGGTTATTGCTATCCACCAGCACGATGTCTACATCAGTGTTGATAAATGCGCTTCTGAGAGCTGCGTAGTCGGCGGCATTGACACCCATTAAGTTCACCTTAAAGGTCGCCTTCTCGCTCACCACATGCGCATTGCCGTTGCCCTTCTTACGGGTCAAAGCTGGCTCAATTCCGGCACTCCCCTTCTCTTCGATTATCACTAAGTTTAGTGGTGTGCTGCCTGCCGGAATCTTGCTAAAGCCGCTGCTTAAGTTAACCGTCCCGGATGGATAAGTGCTGGTATTTCTGTAATACAGACGGTCTATAAATCGTCCACTCATTTGCACCCCCTATTTCTTAAAGGATTTGCGGTAAAAATACTCCACCGCTGCTTCCACGCTTTTATACTTCTTCAGCAGTGTTTTCATCAGCTTGTTTGGTAGTGCTTGTTTTACCGCCTGCACAGCCAGTGCTTTAAGTTGCTCGTTCGTTTTATCTTTGCCATATATGTTGTTGATTTGAGCGATGCACTCCAGTATTGCCGCTTCCAGTGCCGTATTTACCTCATTTGGAATATCCCATCCCAGCCGTTTACCTACCCAAGCGATTAATGCTCCCACTGCTGTCGGTACCACTATCAGAGATAAGGTATTGATTAGGTTTAGCACTATCTGATTCCACGGATTGGTAGAGGATGGGGCAGAGCTTTCGCTCTGCCCTGCTGGAGACTGGGTTGGGTTGGGTTGAAAACTGGTTTGCTTTAGCTGCTCATTCACCTGCTTTTCAGAGCCAAAGCTCCAGCTCACAGATAGCAGCATCACGATAGTTAGTGCGATGACTAATAGTCTTTTCATCATCTGTCCTCCTAAATCTTTCGCCAGATAAAGTAGAGCTTGGCGGTTCCTGTTAATGATTTATATCTGATGTAGTCAGCCGTTAACACCGGTAGTGTTATCACTGTCCCTGCAGGTAGCTGCACCCAATAGCTGTTGGCTCGGTTAGATAGACCATCGGTCAAATACACCGCCTGGTCTTTAACTATCACCGTCACTTCCTTACTATTAACGGGTACTGCAATGCTGTCTGCTACGGTCACCACCGTGTCTGCTGCCGCCACAAATGTTCGGCTGGTTTGCATCGCTACCCCGTTGGCATCCCTCGGCAAAGTGCCAATGCCAAAACAGCTTAGTGCCAGCACAGCCAGCATTATGATTAGCATTATTCCTTTCGTATTCATTCCGCCTCCTTATGCGCTTGCCTTGCGGTAACCGATGATCATGGTGTCTTCCTGCACCACTCCGCCAAACACGCTAAAGATGTTCACATCTTCACCGGGTGTCAGCACGTTGGTAGCGTTGATTGCGCCAAACTCTCGCTGTCTGCCAAAGCCCACTGCATAAGAGCTGTAAAACAATGCCACAGGTAATGTACCGGCTGTTCTACCCCATTCCGATGTCACCTTCGGCATATCGGCGCAAAGGATTACGTCAAAGCCCATTACCCGCCCGATTACGCCGTCTTTCAAAGCTGCTGTATCGGCTATCTTGTCCCGGCTGATAAATCCTTCGATGTCATACAAATCGTCTTCCATATCCGGGTGCACAGCCATAGTCCTGCCTTTCAGAGGTGCCTTGCTCTTGTTTAGCTTTTTGCGGGCATCACGGATGTCTGCCAAGCTCAGCTTATTCCCCACTGTGTCAGTTATTGTGTTCTTATAACCGCTCGTGGATTTCAGCCCGTCGATCATCGTTTGCAACAGATACAGGTCATATGCATCCAAGAGCGTGTTCCTGGCATCTTCCGTTTGGCTTTCTACCAAGTCCACACTGGCTTGACCCTTATCAATGTCGCTCACGCTAAAGAGCACGCCTTTCTTCTGGCTAAAGCTGATGTCAATGGACGACTGGGCTGCGCTCGTTACCGTGCTTGCCGGTAAATCTACCGCCGTATTCGCTCCCAGTTTCGGTCCATGATAGCCGGTAGCTTCCCTGTCCAGTACCATTGGTGTATAGTCGGTAACACTGTTCACCACGCGCTGTTGCTCCTTTAGAGCATTAAGTATTTGATTGAGAGTTTTATCTCCCCAAAGTTCTGGTATAAACCCCATGCTAACCTCCTAAGTATTCTTTTCTAAGCTGCGCAAATAGCTCCGGGGTTTCGGCTTTGCACTGCTCCATCTGTTTTGGGTCCTTCAGCAAATCTGCATATGTCACAGACCCTTCACTCTTCCCGTCCACGGCTTTCTGCTTGGTTAGGTCCGGGATTGCGTTACCAGCTATAAAGCGCTCAAACACTTCCTTGCCCTGCTTGGCAACGATTAAACCTGCTTCTTTTTGACCAGGAAGCAGTTTCTTGGCAGCGATGGCTTCGTCCACCATCTTCGCTTCTGCAGCGCTTTGAGCCGCAGCTTCCTGTGCGCTTACTTTATCTGCCAGCTCTTGGTTCTTTTGTTTTAGTGCCTGTAGCTCACTGTCGAGCTTCGCCTTCTCAGCTTCCAAGGCAGCTATCTTTTCGGCATCAGTCATTATGACCTCCTTATCATCTTTATCCCGTTCATCACCGGGTTGTTTATGGGTATCATCATACATCTTGTTCACTATCGGAGTCAGATCGTTACGCAAATACGGCAGATTTGTTAGTGCTACGCTAACCACGGTAGTGCCAATTTTTTTACCACTGTGCGGGTCTACGCTATCAAACAATATCACTGGTGACAGATACTTATATTTCTTGTCTTTCAGCATCTGCCGAGCTTCTTCTATCCATTCTATCTCAGTTGCCCAAACCCCGTCCTCTCTTAATTCCAGCTTTTTTATCCAGCCAGCCGCAGGTGCCGGGTGACCGTTCTTAGCCGAGGCTAATGTCTGATGCTCATAGTCGATTACCATATCAATCCCGCTTGAGTTAAAGTTTCGGATTACCTCTTCACAATCATCTTTTGTGACCTTAAACTTCCGCTCCTTCCACTCCCCGATTGGCAGTATATGCATCTCGCTGGGTACGTCTTTAACCTTCTGAGCCAAACTATATATTTGCATTCCCGCTCCTTATAATGTCGTTTGTTATATTGTCCATTCAGTCCATATCGTCCATTACGTACATCCGCTTCATCATAACATAGTCCTCTTTTTTCTTCTAATTTATATAGTAACTTACTATACTTTTTCTTAATTTTAACGCTTTTATGCTATATGCTCACGCAGGAGATTATATGACCAAAGATGTTTTAAACTCACTCATCACTGCCCTCAAAGAACCAGCTTTAATGCTCAACCAGGTTGAGTCCTATGAAGGTCAGTTTGAAGATATCAGTGACTTTCTCATTGTCCCGCCCTCTGCCTTTGTCGCCATCGACCGCTGTCAAACCAATGAGCTTAGTCACGTGCAACCCATCTATGATGTTTCCGTTTATCTGGTTACCAATCATATCCAAAAGACAGACCAATCCCAAATGCTCGATCTCATCGATTCTGTCGCCCTCAAACTAAACCGCCTGCCCGTCACCGGCTCCGGCTACTCGGGTAGAATCTTTTACTCCGGGTTCTCTTCCCTCGGCATCTTTCCCGGATTCTGTGTCTATCAGCTTAATTTCACCGCTAAATGTTAGGAGATAACGATGTATACCACCACTGCAGATCTTAAACGTAATCTTGGGCAACACGCCGAGCTTCTCCTCACCGGCTTGGTTACCCCTGCCCGCCCCGGTTATCCTGAAGACGATTCTGTTTTAATCTCTATCATTGCAGACGCTTCAGACTTCATCGATGGTATGATTGTCCAAGCAGTGACTGTTCCCGTTACTCCCACGCCAAAACTGCTTGCCTCGATATGTAACTTTATCTGTGTTAAAAACATCTGGGCACTCAAAAACACCAAAGACATTCCCGCCCACGTCCAAAAAGACTATGATAACGCTATTAAATTACTGGGTTCCATTGCCAGTGGCAAACTCAAGCTTTCTGCCGCAGACCCTGCAGACTCCTCTTTTCATGATCTCAAGTTTACCACCAAATCCCGAATCTTTGGTACTGACCTATGATTGATGCTTCTCTGCTCAACCGCCTCGGCATCATCGTTGTCCAGTCCATTACCGCCCGCATTCGGCAAGGTAAGGTTGCGCCCAAAACTAATAAATCAGGAACCACGCTGGTTCAGTCCTCCCATCTGATTAAAAGCATCCGCCATTACGTCAAAGCCGATTCCGTTACCATCGGCACCAATCTCGTCTATGCCCGCATTCTCCACGAAGGTGGCATTATCAAACCACGCCGGGCAAAGTACTTGGCTATCCCTCTCTCTCCCTTGGCTGCCGTCCACAAACCTCGGGATTTTGCTAATACCTTTATCAGCAAAGGCATCATCTTTCTTGCCCAAGATGCCGGTGATCCGATTCCTCTTTATGCTCTCAAAAAACAGGTTGTCATCCCGGCCCGTCCTTATCTGTTCCTCGATACCCCTACCCATGATAAACTTATCACTGCTATCCAAAATCACGTCTCTGCTCACTTAAAATCTGCTATCAAAGGAAGTCACAATGGCTAAATCAACTATCTCCCAACAGCAAAAAGACATCGCTTTAGACCTCTATATCCAGCGCAAGTCCCTCGCCCAAATTCACGAGATAACAGGCATTCCCCTGCGTTCTTTGTATAATCTCAAACACAAATATGATTGGGATTCATATCTACGCATAGGTAATATCGAGCTTGCAAAAAAAGCTGAAGAAGAGTTCTTCAAAGAGATAAACAAGGCTATTGAACAGGATAGACTCGGTGACCCTGGCACTGTTGATAAGCTCACCAAACTCGGCAAAGTGCTAGAACGCCTACTGCCCAAACGCCAGCTCTTAAATAATATCTACTCCATCCTGGAAGCCCAGACCGATTATATTAACCGATTGGGTAACCCGGAGCTTGCCCAGCTCTGGCAAAAACACTTAGCTCCTTTGGCAGAGCATCTCCGCTTAACCTTCGCTGGTAAAGACTAATATGAATATGACCCCCTCAGTCTTTGATAAAAAAATAGCTGAGCTTGTCGCTAGCATTAAGCTCATCTCGCGTCCTTTTGCCGACACCTCTCCTTTGGCTATTGCTCAGCGTACTGACCGTGCCCTTGTTGATTACGAGTTCTTTGCTCGCACTTATTTCCCGCACTACATCACAGCAGATTTTATTCAGCCCCATCATCAAATGCTGGCTGCCTCATCTCTGCCTCACACCATCACCGCCGTTATGGGCTTTCGTGGACTTGGCAAGTCCGTCCACCTAACTATTATCCGACCCCTCTGGCTTGCCCTCCGTGGCGATATCCATTTTTACATTGCCGTCTCGGATAACGAAGAACTTGCCAAAGAACGCACCTCTGCCATCGCTGCCGAAATGCAGAATAACGAACGCCTCCTGGGTGACTTCGGTGAGCTGCTCTCTCCTGCTTATAGTGACTATGATTTTCTCTCCCGCTCCGCAGTCCGCTTTCTTGCCCTTGGCTGGCAACAACCCATTCGCGGTAAGGTAAACGGCTGCTTCCCTCCCGATTATATCGTCATCGATGACTTTGAATCTCACCGTGCCATCAATCCGGCTATTGCCCGCCGCAAACTGCAGTATGTCCGCGAAGAAGCTTTCGGGGCTTTGCATAACTCCGGCGGTGCAATAGTCTGGCTCGGTAACCTCACTCATTCTGATTCTGCCTTGGCATACTTCAAAACCCTGTGTGATGAGCAGCCTGATAACCCCCAAATCAAATACCTCCTTTACAAAGTTAGAAATTTAGACGGCTCTTCGGTCTGGCCTCAGCAGTACTCAGAGGCAGATCTGCAAGCTATTGAAAACGCTATGGGTTCTCTTGGCTTCCAACGCCACATGATGATGAATCCCATCCTCGAAGGTGTTAAGTTTAAATACGACTGGTTTCGTTACTATTCTGCCCTGCCTTCAGCTTTTGACAAAATCGTCACCTATTGTGACCCCTCTCTTTCTGCCAAACCCACCGCCGATTATAAGTCCATTATCACCCTCGGTTTGGCTGATAAAAGATATTACCTGCTGGATTGCCACATCCGTAAAGTTTCGCTCAATGCCATGCTCAAATACCTCTATAAAACCGACCGCAAGTTCACCACCCGTATCTTCATGGAATCAAATTTCTGGCAACAGATTATCTGGCAGTTCATTCCCAACCTCGCCGAATCTGAAGGCTACCTGCTGCCTGTCACTGGTATCGAAAACCGCTTGCCAAAATCCCAGCGCATTGAAGCCCTCACACCCCTCTTTGAGTGGGAATGGATTCTTTTCCCTCAAGCCCAAACCCCGGATACTAAACTGCTGGAAGAACAGCTCCTAGGCTATCCCGACTATCCCTATGATGACGGTCCTGATGCCTTGGCAGGTGCCATTGCTCAGCTCAAAAACTTTTCTCACAAATTGGAATATCGCGGTGTCAAAAGCTGTGGCTTTTCCAACAGGTTCACTTCTCTATGATCCCGTCCATATCGTCCATTTCTGTCCATACCTGTCCATATCCGTCCATTTCTAAAAGGAGATCATCATGAAACTATTCCCCCTCAAAGCTAAAACCACAGCACCCACCACCCCTCCCTCCCTCTCCATCCGTCAAGTGCCTCAATCCACCTTTATGGTGCGTGCCCAGATGACACCTGATGCCATCATCCAAGCCAAAAACGCCCGTGATAAAGGCGAGCTGCTCCCCATCAAAAGACTATATAACCTTATGCTCATTGAAGACCTCAGTTGTGCCTCTGCTGTAGATGTTCGCCTCGAAGCCCTCAAATCTGCCGTCTGCCGCATTGAAAATACTAACCTGTTAAACATGCAGCAAGAATATTTTAAGCTGGTTATCCGCCGCTTTTACCCCGTTTTCTGCGAAATGCTCATCCAGCTTAAACTCACCGGCTCCCTCTTTCGCCAGATTGAATACAATTTTACTGACGCTCTTTACTACCCCTCTGCATACACAGACTACCCTTTGGCTGATCTCAGGCTTCAGGATGGGTCCCTGCAGCTTTACTCAAAAGGTAAGCCCGATACATTCGATTATCTTCACTTTATCTCCGCCGTCAAAGACCCCGGCGCTCTCTATTCCACCCTTAAATACTATGTCTTTTATTCCTTCGCACTCAATAACTGGGCACAGTTCACCGAAACTTATGGCAAGCCTCCCCGCCTTGCCCGCTACGCTCCGGGTACGTCAGAGGTGGAAAAGTCAGAGCTTTGGCGGATGCTCCAAAACTTCGGCTCCGATTTGGCGGCTATGATCTCTGAAAATGTTAAGCTTGAGTTTGCCGATTTCTCCTCCAAATCAGCTTCAGTTGACCTTTATAGCCGCCTTGTCGAGTTCTGCGACGATCGCATCACCCGCCGCATCTTAGGGCAAACTCTTTCCACAAAATCAGTCGGGGACGGTGGCTCCTACGCTCAGGCAAAAGTCCACAATCTCGTCCGCCAAGATATTCTCTCCGGTGACCTGCGTGATTTAGATGCCCTAATCAGCTCTCATTTAACCCAGCTTAATTATATTAACTTTAACGCCGATGAAATCAATGTCTCTCTCTCCTTGCCACAAGCTGTTGACCTTTCCCAACGCATCGTTATTGACGAAAAGCTCTATAACACCATCGGCATTGAGTTCCCTGAAAACTACTGGTACGACACCTATGGCATCCCCAATCCTCAAGCTTAATTATCCTTCTTTGGTAACCTGCCACTGGCACGTCCATCCGTAATTCGTAATTTAATTTATGGAGTTGCCTATGCCACTGCCTTTTCCGCTCTCTCACCACCGCTCACAGCTTGTTATCTGCCAGCGTTCCTTCTCCATCTCCGCCCGTTCTGCTCTGTCATACATGGTTAAACCCGCTCAAATCCTGCTTAACTCCATTAAACACTGCCAAACTCTTAAGGACTTGGATACTACCGGTTTAACCACCTCCTTCACTCTCGCTTATGGCTTTCAGCTCACCGCCTGCGCCATCGCTGCTTATATAAAAGGTGTCCGCTCCACTCGCAGACTCCGCCAAACCCTCTCTTCTGCTCCTGATCTCAGCTCGCTTATCAATTTCTCTTGGTCTATACCAGACCTCGCTGCCGTCTCTGCCTTCACCCAGCAATCCTTTATCGTGGCAGGTGTCCAATCCGCCGATTTGCTCGCTTCTCTTAAGCAGGAAGCTGCTCAAATTATCCGTGACGGTGGCACCTTTGCTGACTTTAGAAACAATGCTCAACTCCTTGGTTTTGAGCCGAATAACCCCTATCATCTTCGCACCAATTTTAATACAGCCACCTCTGCCGCTTATCAGGCTGGACGCTGGAAAAGCATTGAAAATACAAAAGATATCTTCCCCTACCTCCGCTATGTCACTATGCAGGATGAGCGTGTTCGTGATGAACATGCTCCGCTTAATGGCATTGTCCTGCCTGTTGACGATCCATTCTGGATAACCAGCTATCCACCCAATGACTGGAACTGTCGCTGTGATGTCGAGCAGCTCACTTTGCCGGAAGCTGAGGCTGACCCCTTATTTAGTAAAGACCTTCCCCAGTTTAATCCTTCTCCTCAGTGGAATACCAATCCCGGACGAACCAATCTGCTTATGGGTGATTATGATAGGCTTAAGCAGGCAAAAAGCTTAGATTATCAAGAATATGGTCTGCCAAAATGCAGTAAGCAAGCTGGCGGGAAAGTCCGTACAATAAATATGGACGGGCTAAACAAGCAAATGCTTATTGAACAATATCGTCTTACTTTAGGTGACAAATTAATGCCAGATTGCAATGGGCAGCCGGTATTGTTTTCGATGGCGAAAGCGGATAAATTTAAAAATTATTCTCTGGAAGACATCAGGGGTAGGTTGGCTTATATGAATCATTTGCCGGAGGTAATCAGCAAACCTACAGAAAAGTGGTTTAACCCTGCTGATAACCGCTTTTACTACTATAAAAAATACGACAAAAATCTGGTTATCTTAGCAGAGTTGAAAGACGGTGTTTTAGAATATTTCAATATTATGATTAACCGTGATGAAGAAGTCGACAAAAAACGCAAAGGTATTCTTCTATATAAATCATAAAAAAAAAGAAGGTAGCTTTTAAGCCACCTTCTGCGAGGCACGTGGGTTTCCTGCCCCCCTGCGCCATCCCCATCAATCACAGCGGACAGGCGCTATGATGGTTCTAATTACAATTTAATCGGCTCCACCCTTTACGTCAAGCTCTAATTTGCCATGTCCGGAGAGTAAACCTTCGCACCTCAGCAAAGTCTGCTCAACCAATATAGTATAGTTAGATGGCAAAAGCCTCATTGTTATCACGCTTTGACTTATCTTTATCTGGCACGTAGGGCACTTTGCTACAGCTTCTCCCTCTTCAATATATGACTCGAGCAGACTGCCACAATATGCACAACAGCCTTTACCTGTCGTGTTTACATGGCTTGGCTCAGACTTTTGCGTTGCTTCTGTTGCCAGTTTACTCGCCTCCTTGGCAAGCTTCCTCCGCTGATGATATTGACGATCATACTCGCGCTGTCTGGCTTTATGAGCCTTTTGTGCTTCAGGTGATAACTTGTCGAATTTATCTTTTTTCATCTCTTCTCCCTTAGTCTTATCCATTTGATTGCTGAGTTTGCCACTGCCATCACAATATAAACACCGCATTATAGCTTCTGTTCTGGCAATGTACTTATAACCCCTGTCCAACGAAATCGTGCCCTTACCACGGCACACAGGACAGACCTTACTTCCGACGTTTGTCATACACTATGTCCCGCACCGTGTCAAAGCTCAGATAATGCTTCTCTGCCACTATCCAGATAGCTTGCTTCCGGCTATAACCATTACTTATCAGTTCTTCTATTTCTTTTCTGATGATAGTATTTCGGTCTTTGGCTTTGTTCACTTGCACCCCTTTGGTAAATCAACTTATGAACTTCTTGATATGCTGTCGATCCTTTCTCAAGCTCCCGCAATAGCTTCCTGTTTTCCTTCTGAGCTAACAAATAATACTTCCTCAGCGCACACACCTGCTTGCCGATGCACTGCTTCAGATCACACTTTGTCACCACGCAACCTTCCATCTCACTCCCCACATGAGCTATCTAGTTCTCGGTAACTGCTTGCCTCGCCACATCCCTGTCCATCACTGTCCATATCGTCCATTCCGCCCATAGATCTTGTAGCGGCAGGCGTCCCCGCCTGTCCGTCATTCGTAATTACCCCCGCAAACACCTCTACTCGGAGCGTCAGATCTAAGTCTATATATGCTTGTGGATAATTAGCTCTCAGCTTCGTCCGATACCACTCCAGCTCGTTATAATGCGTCAGAGCCTCTCTGCATTTATTCCGTAACATTACTTCCAGCTCGCTCTTTTCTGCATTTTTCTTTTTGATTTCAGCATTCAGCTCAACCAGTTTAATACACATCAGCTTATCATTTTCTATTAGGCTTTCACATTGACTTTTATATGCACTGTAAATAGCATATAAACAAAGCACAGCTATGCTCGCCAACGCTCCATACACAGTCAATATCCCGATGATCATTTGATTACTCATAATACCTCCGTAATTCATGATTCGTAATATCTATTTGTCCTTGTCCATTTTCGTCCATGCTTACTGTAGCGGCAGGCGTCCCCGCCTGTCCGTACCTCAGTCCATTCTCGCCCATAGCTCATAAGCTGCTAAAGTCCAATACGATGGTTCGCATCACGCCCTTCTCATCCTTTTCCTGAAAGTAGAAGTAGTCTTTGGTGCTCGCTACGGTTATCGCATCCGCTATCAGATCCATTGCCCGCTTCCATACGTCTGCTTTTTCACCGATTATCTTTAGCTTGCGTAATCCCAATATCTCTTTGGCATCGACCTTTCCCGCTTGATTTACATCAAATGCTTTGCTCACAATAGCCACCAGGTTGGCGTTGCTATCACCGCCCCACGCTACTATACAATCATCTATTAGTTGCTTAGCCAGTTGCAGATTGTTATCAAACGTGAGAAACCGACCTATCTTTTTAAAGACCGCCTTGTCTCGGCTAAAGTCCCGCAGTACCGCATTGCCCTTCCATTCCTTTTTGATTTTACCGGCTTTAGTGGCTAAATTGGCATTTATCATAACTGCCATCTCAGCTTTAACCATCTTAATGTGCTCTTGCAGCTCATGTGCCTTCGTTATCAGCTTGGATACCAATGTATCCTCTGCGATTACTTCCTCATCCAATGCCTCAACCGGCACCTTATTCCCGTTGGCATCCACCCAATATACTTGCTTCTTGGTGACAACAACTTCTTCTGTTTCTATCTTAGCCATTAGTCACCTCTCCGTCATTCCCGTGCAGACGGGAATCCATGCTCTTTTGTCCAGCTTGTCCATTAGCTTCCATTTCTTGCTCAAATTTCCGTTGCTTGATCTTGATTTGCTTGCGCACTTCATCCCAGTCCGAGTCCTGGAAGTATAGTGCCATCTTAAAAAGGAAGTCCTTTTTATTGCAGTTCAGCAGCTCGCAGCCCATTTCTGCCCATTGACTGATTAACACTTCTTTATAATCAGGTCTTACTCGTCGTTTACGCTCTGCCTTGACCTCTGCATTAAGCTCGCTTAAATCACACTGTTTGGCTTTTTCCAGCCAGATATCATTGCCTTCTTCATCAGGCTTGCCCACCAGGTTAGCAACTACGCTCAGCTTTTCCAGACCTATTTCTTTCAGTTCTTCTGCCGAAAGATTCATGCTCACTACATAAACTTCATACAGCTTAATTAGCTTATTAGCCATCGTATTACCAAAGCCCTGCTGATTTTCCACAAACTCCTTAAAGCTGTCATAGCCCTTCATCTTCCACAGCCTGCCAGCTTTAATTTCATGCAGCAGTTGACCTATCTGGATAAAGTCCTCATCCAGTCTCTTACGTAGATTTTGCAAAGCCTCAAACTTCTCATTTGGGGTCATTGTTTCACTTTTTTTCGCATCCATCTGTATCTCCTTTTATTTGGTTGATTGTTGAGTTTGTTGTCCATCACAGTCCATTTCTGTCCATCCACGTCCATAATTCGTCATTTTGTAACCACGCACTGCACCACAACCGTGCGTAATTTCATTAACTGGTCATAGCTCAGCTCTCTCAGGCTTTCACCATAGCCCCATTGAGCCATATTACTATGTAACCAGTCCAGATTATACCCGGCGTTAATTACTGTCGCCACAAGGTTCTGCCGGATGCTCTTGCACTGCTCAAACTTCGCCTTATCGGCATAAGCTTTCATCGTCACAATAGCTTGACGCATCTCTGTCTCATTCAGCACGTTCATATGCGTTGCCTTAAATTGCTTCAACAGATACGCCGCAAATCGGCTGATTTTAGGGTCTCGCTTACTCGGCTTATCCCAGCCGGCAATGCACACCAGATGCCACAGAAAATCACCTTGATTGTTAAACTTGGCTTTCCCCATAACCATACCTCACATCAATCTCTAAGTCGCTGAAGGAGACCTTCTCCATATCTCGCATAGCCCGCTCCAACCTTCGTTTGTTTTCCCCTTCCCGCAACCAGGCTACTCTGTTAAACTGTGGATTATAACGGTAATAATATGGAACCTTACCCTTATGCTTCACCTGCTTAACCTCGCCGATTTTAACCATTTCCTTGATTGCTCTAGTCACCACACTATACTCCACCTTGGTGGCTTCTGCTATGTCGTGCATCGTAAATATCCTGCCCACCTGCTCCACATAGTTATCCACCAGTGCCCAGCTTTTACTCATTATCTGCCCCCTTAAAGTCGGCTATCCCCAGCTTGGTCTTCTTCAGTTGAGCTGCCTTGCTTTCAAGTTTATCCAGCGTCTTCACCAGCTTCCGCAGATTCCCGCCTGTCCGCTTCATTACCCACTCCAAAAGCTCATCATCCAGCTCAATCTCACTGATTTCTTTGATTACCAATCGGTAATCTTCCAAACTGTTCTTTTTATACTGATAAAAAAACATACAACGGTCAAAAAAGTGCTTGTTATAACGCTCTATAGCGTTTTTACTGTCGTGCTCGCCCACCATGATGATGCTCACAAATGTCAGATCGGCAAAGTCCCGGATTTCCTCCAAAATGTCCCACCGCCTAAACTGGATCGGAAGGTTAATCTCATCTATCACGATTACAAACTGCGGATTATCCGCCATTATCTCGATGCAAGCATTCTCCAGCTCCGCCAATGTCCCCTTAAACGTCTGCGGTGCGCCAAACACCCGCTTCGTCAAGCGGCTGTAAATCTCTGTTAAAAACCACTTGGAGCTGCACTTCTCCTGCATCCTCAGATACATCCAACCTTTACTGAAAGCCATCTGCTCCATCTGCATCGTTTTCCCCAGCCCGGGGTCACCATAGATTAGTGCCAAGCCCCTCTGCTCAGTCCGCGTCCGGTTTAATAACCCGTGTATCTGACGCTCACACGCCACCACGTTACTTGTTCTTGCCATTTTGCGCTCTTTCATATTGTTAGTCTCCTTATCCTAATGTGTTTCGTAATAGTTCATTTAAGTTTGCCTCAGCTTCCACACTGCTTTCCAGTTCGCCGTCCATTGTGTCCATATCGTCCATTGGCTCCATATCGTTCCTTTCATTCTTTACTGTCTCCTCTCCCTGCTCCAGCTCCGCCATTATTACATCCTCTGCCAGCTCCTGCTTATCTCGGGCACCTTGCTCCTGCACCACCTGTATCAGCTTATTACTCATTATCAGCTCGTCCCTTTTGCCCCCTGCCAATGCCGGATGCTCACCTATTATTTGACGCAAACCTGTTACCGCCTTTTTATAGCGGCTCAATGTGTGACGGATCAGTCGGTTGTGATGCCTCACTATCCCCTGCTCCAGTTCTCCAGCATCCACTGCTGTAGGATGTGTGTATAACCTTGCCGTTGCCTGACAGATAAATTCCTCACTCAGGCTGTAAACCAGGATAAACCGGTCTTCCAAAAGACCATATCTTACCTTTACCGTCTCTTTTACATAATTGATTAGCTCAGGATGATAATACCGTTGACCCTTGATTGTGATACCATTATTGCTCACCTTCTTTGTTTCACACCTTAGTAGATAAACATAGTCCTCAGCCCGCACAAACCGCTCTGCTGATATCTGCTTCCTACCTTCGCTAAAAACTTCCCAAGGTGTTCTTCCATTCAGGCTCACCTTCGGCATATGTGCATATTGACCCATTATATAGTCTTCCAAGGCTGCCTTAAATTCACTCACTTCCAGTGCCTCACGCTTCTCCAGCTTCTGCAGCCACTTCTCGTTCCGGTGACTGCTCGCTGGTTTACCGCTCACACTCGTGCCGGTAAATGATGCCAAATATCGCTCAAATTGACTGCATAATGTACCAAATCCACGCTCAATCAGTGCCTTACCCTTGGCATTATAAGCTCGGTGCATCTGCACCCGCTTTACTCCGCTCCGATAATATATACCCTGCAGCTCAGCGATGTCCTTCTCACCCAAGGTCTCCTTGCTCACAAAACCGCTTCCGTTATCCTGCTTGATGCTGATTGGTACATAGCCAGCAAAGAGCAGATGATTCATATAAGCTTCCTGGATCATCCGGCTGTTTTCCGTCCAATCCAGGCTAAATCCCGTAAACATCCGGCTCGCTGTATCCATAAATCCGCACAGGTGGGGACGCACTGCCTTACCCGTAAACGGATTGCGCACCATCACATTCAGTAGCTTGCCATCCGTCTGACACTGGTCACCCACCTTTAGCGTTGAATAGTCCATCAATATCGTCGGTAACCGGTGCTCGATAAAATACTTCTCGCCCTTCAGTCTTAGTTCCCACTCGCATTTATGCGCACTTATCCAGCGCTTGATTGCCCGCTCCAAGGTTCGCTCACTCACGGGTAACGCCTTGCCCTGTTTCTTATACTGCTCCCAAGCCCATTTATTGATTACGCTCCCGATGCTCACTTGCCTGTCGCTAAATAGCAGTGCCAAACACCAGTCCACATCTTCCTTCGCCGCCAGGCTCGCCTTCGCCGGGCCACGCACATCTGCCAATACCCGATAGTCAAGCTTGGCTTCCAGATAGTCCTTCCGCCAACGATACAGCGTCCGCTCACTGATTGTGCCCTGATTCTTATATAGCTCCGGCACCATTAAGCCTTCGTTATACATCTCCACAAATCGGCTCATCACCGTTGACCTTTTATCTGGATAAGATTCCGCATACCTCTCATATTCACGCACCAGCTCTGCTCTCAGCTTTGCCTGCCGGTCCTGCTTCTCCGGCAGTTCCTGCACAGTCGGGATAAAGATAGGAACCTCTCCGCTCCCAAAATCACGCAACGCAAGACTGCTAATCCCGGCATCAAGCCTGCCTTTCGCAGTGGTGATGTCCACCGCCGGTAAGGGAGAAGCTAAACCACCTAAACCATCTAAACTAACTAAACCTTCTAAGCTTCCCTCAACCTTTGCCACATCCAACACCGCCACTTCACATGGTTCGTCATTCACACCAGTAGCGGCAGGCGTCCCCGCCTGTCCGTAAAGTCCATCTTCGTCCATATCGTCCAGTTCCGGTGCTTCGTTTACTGCTTCCACATCATGGTGGACGAGCTTCAAACCTTTATAGTTATAATCACCCAGGTGTGTAAACTTTTGGATCATCTGTTTATCTCTGCATTGACGACCATATTCTTTTGCCCATTGCTCATCAGAGAACTGAAATCCACATAAATCCGTCACCATAGGTTTAAGTATTTCGCATTTTACGTTATTCCAACAGGCTTTTTTGCATAAGACACAGCACTCGGCACACCTGCGGGCAGTGTGACAGCTATTGCATACCTGCCGGCAACGTACAAGCTCACCTTCCTCCCAATCAGGACCATAAATATAAGCATTGCTGCCATAATTTGTACAAATTTGGGTGTCAGTGGTGTCATGGTTGTCATGGTTGTCATGGTTGTCATGGTTGTCATGGTTGTCATGGTTGTCATGGTTGTCATGGTTGTCATGGTTGTCATGGTTGTCATGGTTGTCATGGTTGTCATGGTTGTCATGGTTGTCATGGTTGTCATGGATTTGCCATGCCATTCTACCTGGTATTGTTTTATGTTCTACTTCGATAGCGTTAACCTTACCTATCTTTATCGCTTTTAATACCGCCTGTCTGCTTATCCCCTTCAGCTCCGCATACTCTTTCACTGTATATTGTGCCATCATTTCACCTCCATTATCGGAAGCGGACAGTCACTCCGGCACCCATCCATTTCTACTTCATTCCGCACTGACGGATGATAGCTTTCTTCTTTATATGTATCATCAGCTTGACGAACGTTATGTTTAAGAGTAATTAACTTGCATACTGCGGTTGTGGAATATTTGCCACCGGTCTTAAAGTGTTGCATGTGCTTCCCGGGACAATCCTTGCAACCAGCCACTTTAATTGTCGCCGCCGGGGTTTTATAAAGTCTAAAAATTCTTGCCATAGCTCACCTGCCTTATTGTAGGGACATGCCTTGCGCTTGTCCTTTGTAGCGTAGCATTCCAATGCTGCGCACCCCTTAATTGTAGCGGCATGCGTCCCCGCATGTCCGTCATTCCAGCGTAGGCTGGAATCCAGTCCGTAACTCGTAATTCGTAATTAATATTTACACCCTCACCCTTTATAAAATTAGGGCTGTAGTTAGCTACTCCCACAGCCCCGGCAGGTGATTGGGTATTTGTTGTTGACACATTATAAGCTCTTGATATTATTTGATTTACTATTAAATCCATAGAGGATGTATTAATGAATACCTTTTTTATAATTGCTTCTTTTGTCGGTGCTTTCGGCTCAGGGTTTGGACTTGGCTTCAATGTCGGAAAGCAAAATCTGCTGCATAAAGTTATTGAACAGTGCCCGCTTAAACAAGGCTCTGTCGAGTCCACTCGCAAAAGCTCTCGTCTCGTTTCCATCGCTTGTGGCTCTATAACCCCCGATAAGCAATGTTTGAAGAACAATAAACGGTGTTTATTCTTTAAACAGTCTTGGCTTTTAAGGCTCATTGTTCGTCGTCGTCCTGCTTAGGCTCGTCAGTGTCATCCTTAGTCTTCCTGCTTGGCAGGTTACTAAAAAACACACCCAACATCACGCCCACACTAAAACAGATTACCACCCAGCAGATGGCTTCAGTGACGCTGCTTATCCCTATCATTTGCCCCGCCCCATTAGCCAATATCCATATATCCCCAGCACTCCGCCCACAATATAAACGATTATTGACCAGTGTTGAGCACTGCTATATCCGATTAACCCGGATGCTGCCATCATGCCGATGCCGGCACCTGAACATTTTTCAGCAGTATTTAGCTTCTTCATACTGCCCGCCTTTTCTCTGTAGGGACATGCGTCCTCGCTTGTCCTGGTCGTAGGGACATACCTTGCGCTTGTCCGTCATTCCCGCGAAGGCGGGAATCCTGTCCCTTCAGTCCATCACCGTCCACTGTTACTGTAGCGGCATGCGTCCCCGCATGTCCGTCATTATCCATAATCTTAAGACACCCATCCAAATACTCTTTTATCTTCGCCCGCATCTTAGGTGCGTTACGGTTCTCCCGGCATATCTCCCGGATATATTCCACCGTCACGCCCATTGCCTTAGCCAGTTCAACCTGCGTCATATCAGCATCCAAGAGCATATGCTTAATCTCTTTGCCGGTCGGCTTAAAAATTTTTCTTGCCATTTCTTCAGCTCCCTCTATTTTGTTTATTATGTGCGTCTGAGTACAATGACAAGATATTCTCATATGAGAATGGTGTCAAGAAAAATCGTTCTCAAATGAGACTTTAATAGTTATGGGAGTTCCTGTGGATGTAAAAAATCGTTTAGCAGACTTGCTTTTAGCCCTCAATATTTCTCAGGGTAAATTTGCTAAATCAATTAATATATCTCCATCTAATGTCTCAGAGTGGATATCAAAAGATAATAAAAATCCAAGCATGGACGCTTTATTTAAGATTTGTTTTAAATACAATGTCAACATCAACTGGTTGCTGACTGGTAAAGGTGAAATGTTTATTAGTGACATTGCGAAGCCGGAACCCTTAGAAGCGGATCAGGCGATTACATCCATACCTATATATACAGATATCGCTGCCGGTGCTCCCTATCCTGCCACCTATGGTGAACCTTTGGAAGTCATCCAGCTCCCCACCAAGCTTTTGACCCATTCCGGACCCTACCTTGCTTTCAAAGTCAATGGACAGTCTATGGAACCCCTGATTATGCATGATGATTATGTGGTTTTAACGCAGAATTGGAAAGGTCTAAAGCTCTCTGGACGCATCTGTGCCTTTCGCACTTCTGATGGCATTACCCTCAAGACTATGCACTACGATAAAAAGTCACGCTGCACTTTTCTTTTTCCGGTCAATCAAAAGTTCTCTTACACCGTTTATGACAAGACAGATCCAGACCTGGTGTTGTTTGCCGTATTACTTGTATCCATAAGAAAATATATCTAAGGAGTTGCCATGAAACCTATTATATCATTACTTGTTTTTATTATGCTCTTAAATGTTATCTGCCCGTCTTTGTTAGCAATTGAAAAAGCACTGGATTCTATAACGCTAAAAAGTAGCAGACAGCTGTCTGGCACAATTACAGGTTACAATAAGCAAGTAGTTTATTTCAAAACTGATACAGGTGCGTTATACAAAATCCAAAAGACCAATATAATGGATTTAGTAACCACCGATGAGCTGAGATCAAAGGTCTATGCCAACGGCACCAAATACCCCAGCAATCATCTGTCTTATGATGAGTTAGAGTTTGTTAAAGCGAAGCCTGATAAAGTTAAAAACACCTTGAACACTGCTTCCGCAAATGAATCTTTTCTTGTTGTAAATACTGAAATAGATAGTCTGCCAACTTACCAAAGACTTCATATTCAGCAGCTGCAAGCTATTAACAAAAACGTTCAAATGATTTGGCTGACTTCTTTACTTATGGTATTAGCTTCATTAGCCACAGCAGCATCGTTGAGCCAATAAAGACTATTTATTAATTAAAGCTTATTATCAATAGATTATTTTTGCCAAGTTGTTGTCCCTTCACCGACAAGTTCGTGGCAAAACTCAAAAACCTCTAAAACTTTTTGCCAAGTTGTTGTCGGAAAGATAACAGAATTGCTCATTTTTGCCAACTTGAAATTATTTTATTTTATGCCACTTATTTATCTGCAAAATCAATAACTTAAAGCACACTTCCATCACTATCCATTATTGCCATACTACCTGTCTCCCCATATAAATCATTGATTATTAGTTTGTTATAACTTGTTTTTGACAGCGAAAAAATAGGGAAGTTTTCAGCATTGTAAGAGGCATTTTTTGGGAAGTAAACTTGTTAGTTTTGATGGATTTTATAAGATGATTTATCCTCTATTTACCACATGTACTGGAAACTTTACTATCCTACTTACCTCAGGGAGTCCACTCGGGGTTATCGTGAACTTAGCCCGGGAGGACCCCGGGAGG